AGATAATACTTTGACCCGCTGACATTTGGCTCATAATTATCGGATTCAATCGTTCCTCCGACAAACTCTGAAGCGGTTATTTTTCCGCTAAAATCACCATTGACCGCTTTCATGCTTCCATCTGTGAGAATTTTAAAAAACTCGTTAGCGGTAACTAATCCCTCAATTCTGATATTGTCAGCCTTAATCAATATATCAGTTCCGTTTCCATCGGACGCCAACCTAAACATTGCAACCTTACCAGTAACCGTATCTACCCTTAAAACAATCGAATCCGCCAACTGCTCGATTAGGGATGATGCGCTCTTTACTCCGTCGGAAACAACTGTAATGCTCTGCTCTAAGCCTGTTATTTTGCTCCGCAATGATACCCTCTGAGTTCCGAACTGCACATTCCTAAACTTTGAGGTCAGACAGTCGAACTGATACCCCGTCACATAAGCCAGCATGTCAATATCAAGTCGTTCATGCTTTACCTTTACCGTGTCGCCTACCTCGATAATGCCTTCAAGGTGCGCCGATAAATCATAATTGATATGCGGATAGGTATTCGCTGTCAGATATGCCTGCGCCTGTGTCCGTAAATCTCCGACGATCAAATTATTGTAAGTAGATGTTGTTGACGCAAGTGTTCCCTGCGCTGTTACCAGGTCGGCTTGTGCCTGTGTGAGGGCACTCTCGTTTGTGGCTTTGTCTGCTTCAATGGCTATGATTTCTAACTCAATAGACGCTATCTGAGCCTCAAGGACAGCCTTTTCTTTCAGTTCGGGTTCTGACGTGCCTAACTCTGCAATACGTGCCTCTAATGCGGTTATATCGGCTTCCAGATTAGTAATTGCTGCGGCGCATGCTGTAATAGTTCCCTGCAAAACCGCTACGGTATTTGTCAACGTAGCTACAAGTGCTGTGGCAGTGTCGATTTCCTCTTCAAGTGTTGCGACATCATCTTCCAAACTTGCCGACAAGGAAAACTCAATCGTCTTTTCGTACACCCTCTGATGCGGACTGACTACCGATAAATAACCTTCCGGCAAAACCGCCTCATTATATCCAATCGGGGTTAACTTCGTCACAACATTGTCCCAGTTTTCAGACACCCTGCAATCCGTCAGGTTTTTACCGTACGCTATGACAGCTCCGCGGTCAGCAGGAGCCGAAGCGTTTTCCGAATAACACAAATTTGCCTTGATAACTGCCGTCTTGCCTACTATGGGATTGTGTATCTGGTATCCTTTTTTACCTGTCAGAGTGTCGACGATAAGAATATTATCTTGAATCAAAAACTCCGCATAAGTAAGCGGAGCTTCTAACTCGATATATTCTTCTTCGACGGTTTTTGTAATGACCGCGTTGTTGGGCTTTATAATTTTATCGCCATTTGATGTAAAGTCTACATCAGCAGCTGTAAATACTCTTATCATAGCCATCTACTCCTTACTGTTGTTTTGACCTCAGTTACTGTGCCTGTAAAGGTTAGGACGTTAACACCAGGAACTAATACCGGGAAGTCGCCGACCATCTGCCTATTTTGTGAAGTGGCTATCGTCCCCTTGTAAGCTTCCTGTTCTTCGCAGTCCAGCGTAATGTTATCCGTGATTGTCAGTGTGCATGCCAATACTCCGTTAACCTTAACACCTACTGTCCCGGTACCGTAAATAGTCATCAGCGGATAACAATTTACATTCCCCCGGTTAAACAATGTCGTTGCGGTTGTCTCGTATTCTATCGCGTATTTGCAGGGCTGAACCAGGAAGGGAATCTCAGCTTTCCGGAAACTGATAGCTTTCTTGTAATCAATTCTATCTAGGACCTGCGCAAGATAATACTTATCCGGCTCGTTACTCAGTATCAGCTGTCCGGAGCCATCCAACCAGTCATATATTTGCGTTAGATTGGCTTCCCTAAATCCGACTGGGATGGGCTTCTCATAAGCCTTATATCCTAAAATCTCAGTATTCGTACTGTACCTTCCATCAACCTCGCTCAGATTATACCGCTTAGGCGGCTTCGCAATAGGAGGAAGGCTCTCTACAATAATTTTCATGTCGTCAGAATGTATACCGTTAAACATAAACCAACTCATGCAAATCCTCCTATCTCAGATTGTATTCGATGCGGTCATCTACTATCTGCCCTAATACCCTGCTGTCAACTTTTACTACCAGGTTCATTTTTTTCAGTGCAGAAGTCATCGCCTGCTCATACATGTTATAGTCAATCGGCTGTGCTGTCTGCTGTGAAGCTGTCTTAAGTAATGCAGAGGGATTATAATACTTCATCATTTCCTGCAGGTCGTTACTCTGCAGGATTTTAGCCGCGTTTGCCTCGTCAACCTCATTGTAAATTGCCTTATTGGCATAATCTCTAATGGCTTGCTTCATGGCTTCTTCATCGTTCGTAATCTGGTCGTATTTCAGGGCCTGGTTGAGCTTATACTGCGCCAAATCGTCCTCATATATTTTCTTGGCGTTCTCGTTGGCAAGCTCCCTCTGGTCCTTTAAATAATCTCTGTAAACATCCTGCTTGTCCCTCAGGTTGTCACGTTCGAGTTCGAGTTCTTCATTTAATGCTTCCAGTCTCAACCGGTAATGTTCGTCAATTGCTTTCTTATCGGCTTCATACTGGTTATCAGCCTTTTCCTTAGCTTTCTTTTCTTCCTCTTCGATGGCCTTAATCTTGGCGTCGTAGCTATCTTCGATTGTGTCCTTCTGCGCCTTCAGTACGTCCTTTTGCAGGCTTCTTTCGGATTTTAATCTCTGCCTTGCAAGTTCAGCTTCATAGTCAGCTAAATCCTTCTGGGCTTCTATTTTTTCCTCGGACGTTTTAGCGCTGTCTATCCTTGCCTGTAACTCTGCCCGCTTCTCGGCTTCTTCCCTAGCCTTAAGTGCTCTGTCTTCGGCTTCCTGCTGGGTGTCAATCTGGTCTATCTGGTCTTGTACCGCCTTAAGCTCCTTGTATTTTTCCTCGTCGATTACCTTCATTTTTTCAAGGTATTCCGCGTCGATTAAGGAAAGCTTTTTTTGATGTGCACTCTCTAATTTCTTTAGTTCTTTGTCCTGTGCACTCTCAACCGCCTTAACTCTGGCTTGCTGAGACTTCTCAAAGGCTTTTTCTTCTGCTTTCAGTTGCTTCTCAAGTATGTCGGAGGCTTCCTTGGATAAATCGTTTATGAGGTCTAGCCTGTCCTCTAGGGTGCCGATTTCTGCATCGGTACTGGATTCTAACACTTCTTTAAACTTAGCAGCAAAGCCATCCAGTGAATGAGTTGTTTCATCAATCTTAGAGTGGTCACCGATATACTTCATTGTTTCTTCGTATTCGGCTCCGAGGTCTTCGATGAGGACTGTTATTTTTTCTATCGCCTTTTCATTATTCTCTATCGCCTGTTCATTTTGTTCCCTAATAAAGAGAAAGGAGCTTGATGCACCGATTACGGACGGAGGTTTAGAATATCTTTTTTCTGCTGCTTCTAACTTTTCCTCAAGGCTTATTCTCTTTTCTAGTAAGTCGTTCTTTGCTTTTTCCGCGTCGTATTTTTCCTTGGCTATCCTCTGTAAATCGTCTTGTGCCGCTATCACCATGTTAAGCTCTAGCTGCTTGTCAATTACCTTTTCTAATTCTTCCGCTTGCAAGCTTAATAGTCCGGTCTGCTCATTGATGGATAAGTTTAAATCCGGCATAGCCTCGTTTAGCTGCTCTACTAACGATACCATTTGTTGTTTTTCGGAATTGGTCTTATTCTCTTTGTCGGCCAGACTATAAAGGCTGTCGGATAGCTTTCTGATAGCTCCGTTTTCAGCTTCAATTTCCTTTATATTTTCTTTCCGGTTCTCCATTGACTTCTGGATGGAGTCGGTCATTTCCTTTGTGGCGTCTGCTGCATCGTTAGCGCTTTTTGCATACGAATATAAGGCCGTCCCGAGTCCTATGACAACGCTTGCGATTGCACCTATGACATTTGCCTTACTTGCCGTATTAAAGGCTACCTGTGCCGCTGTGGCCGCCTGTGTAGTGGTTGTTAACACCTTGAACGCATTAACCGCATATAAAACACCATCAGCCGCTTTTTTGGTTATGATGGCCGCTCCGATACCCTTAAGCCCTGATGCGATCCCGTCAGCATTATCTATCATCCAGATAAAAGCATCGACGACACTTTCCAGTGCACCGCCCGCAAAATCCGCAAACTTATCATCAACTTCGCCTATTTTATCTGCGGCCTTCCCAAGCCCTTCCGTGATGGCAGGGGCTAACTCTTGTCCAAACTCTCTTTTAGTAATCTCTATCTGCTGTACCATTCTTTGAAGTTCATCATCCGTCTCGCCTAGACTCTTTAATGTCTCTCCGGATAAAACCGCTCCCATTTCACGGGCTTCTCTGGCAAATTCAGCAACCTGGTCACTTCCAAGCTTTATTAGAGGATTTAAGTCTTGCGCCGACCTTCCAAACAACTGCATAGCGATTGCGTCGCGCTCTGTTTCATTCGCCATTTTGCCGAGGGCGTCAACAGCTTCCCAAAATACTGTTTCTGAGTCTCTTAACTGTCCGTTGGTTTCGGTTATCTGTACTCCTAGCGTACGGTAAGAGTCAACATACAGCTTTGTACCTTCGTTTGCGCTTGCCATGGAGCGGATATTTCTAGCCATGGTTTTGGTAATGTCATCAAGAGATGTATCTGTCAGCTCCGCCATATAATTCAGCTCTTGCAGCTTGTCGGTTGCAATTCCTGTCTGTGCCGATAAAGTTAGGATATTATCAGCATAAGTGGCAGTTTCTTTTACGACATTAAAAGCAGCTTTCCCGACTTCCTTCATTGCCCTGCCGAGTGCTTCAACTCCCCGAACGATTGCCTCTCCTGCCAGGTTAGCCTTTAATACATCACCGAATTTTAGCGTTTCATCCTTGGTTTTTTTAACTTCTTTTCCGAATTCATCAATTGACCTGGCTGTCTTGTCCGTGGACTGTTCGGCTTCCTTCATGTACCTTTGATTATCTTTCAGTTCATTGTCAATTTTATTCAATTCGACAGATGCCTTGTTTAGCTTAATCTGCCAGTCCTGAGCCTTCTTGGAGTTCTCGCCATATTCCTTTGTCGCGGCTTCTAATGCACCTCTAAGCAAAGCTAGTTTTTTATTCTGTTCCTCTTGTTGCTTAGTCAGAAGCCCGTTTTTTGCTCTAAGAGCCTCAAGCGAATTTGCATTGTTCTGAAATTCAGACGATACAGCCTCAAGGTCGCTTTTTAAAACTTTCATGGACTTACTAACGTCCGCTATGGACTGCCTGTATTGTTTTTCTCCGTCGAGGCTGATAGTTGCCCCTATATTTGCTTTTCTTTGCATACTACCCCTCCTAATGCCCTATTTCCATAATGTCTACGACTCTTTCTTCTTTGATTACTCCGGTAGCCTTATAATGTTCCCGCTGATGCGTCCTGAGTGCTCCAATTGTCTTTTTCCATACTTCTTCTTCTGAATACCCAAGCACTGTTTTCCCGACATAAAACCAATATTCTACGTCAATAAATTCATATTGCGGCTCTTCCTCCGTGGGCTTGAGCTCGGGCTTGTCTTTATATTTTAACTGGTCTATATATATGTTCAGCAGCTGTATACTGTATAATTCGATGTTTTCTTCAATGATTTCACCCGTGATAAGCTTTAGAATTGTCTGGACTATTGTTTTCTTGCGCTTACCTTCCGTCAGCATGAGCATTATTCTATTCATGGGACGTTTAGCCATATCCTGTAATTCGTCTATCAATTCAAGACTAAAAATAAGCGGATATTCTTTCCCGTTTACTACAATTTTGTGGTTGGGTTTTAAATACCTCATGCGCCCTCCGAAATAAACAACAAAGAGGATGGAACTTAATCCATCCCCTTGCTGTTTGTAAAGTTATGCAGATATGATATACTCATATGTCGCTACATAAGAGTTGTTGAGCAGTGTCTTGGTGGAAATTGCCCTAAGAGCGCAGGTTTCCGTTATGTCTATTGCTGCTGTATATTCCGTACCGTTGGTTGCGCTTGGTGTCGTGCCGTCCGTGGTGTAGTAGATAGTTTCGCCTGCGCCTGCAGAAAGAGTAATGCCTGCTGCCTGTAATGCCGTGTATGTACCGCTTGCTAAGCTAGATACAGGAGTTGTACACATTGCTGTAATACCTGCCTTATCATCAAGGTAGGCTTTTGCAAGTGCCAGTGTAGCAAATTTATTTTCCTTTTTCCAATCGCCATCATCGTCAAGCATAATCGTGCCGGTCATGGTTGGGGTTGAAAACTGCGTGCTCTCGCCCTTTGTCTGGTTAGTAACTGACGGCTCGCCAAACTGTGTCTTAGGAAGCCATGTTGATACAAACTTCTGAACACCGCTTAGCTTGCTGATAGAAACAAAGCCTACGCCAACGTAAGGGTTATTATCGTTGCCGTTTGCCGTAATCTCGCCCGTACCTGAGTCAATAGCATGTCCCAAAAGCTCCGATTGTATTGTGTCGTTCAGGTCGTCGACTCCGAGTGTTAGCGTCCCGTCTCTGAAAGACTTATCTGATTCTGCTACACTGTCATCAGCGTGAAGCTTTGCTTCGTTTAGCGTGATAGCATAGTCTGCTTGGATTGCCTTAGCGAGACTGCCACTGTTTCCCGTGGCACCCTTGTAGACAAGGTATTGTAAACCTATTTTTGCCATTCTTATTCCTCCGTTTCTGATTGCCCGTCAATGGCGCATTCAAAAATAATATGATTTGTGCCTGTTTCTTTCTCGTAAATTTCCGTTATTACGGGGTACGAAAAACCCGCCTTGAGTAATCTCACGCGGGTCTGTTTTCTAACTGTTTTGTAATTAAAGTTCCCGGGACAAAAGAAGTGGACTTGAATTGATGCTACGTCAATTTGCGGTTCGTCATCAGCGAATACTTCTCCGCGATCATCGGCGTAATTGAAGGTGTAATATGTCTTGCCAGTCCCGGTATAACTCATTGGCTCTACAGGATATCCAGCAGGGCTCAAAGCGCTTACAATTGTGCTGTTTACATTCATTCGCTGTTCACCGCCTCGTTATAGATTTGCTGCATCTTTTCCGTCACTTCTGGGGTTGCATCATTTATTGCTTTAGTCATGACGGGGGTTGCAGGCTGTTTGCTTGTGCCATATTCCATGTAGATAAGTTTTTCAGCATTTTTTACCCCTCTTTCGTCTTCGCCGGTCGGAAATACGGAAGCATACCAGCCGTATTTATTCTTGAGTGGTTTTCCTGCCTTGATTGACTTAGCCAATGCACCGGTCCGCTTATGGGTCGATATTCCCTCTCGTACTTTTCTTTCAAGTACAGGAATTGCTTCTCCGAGTATTCTCGGGGCTATCTTGTCATAGTTTGCCATCCTCTCGAGCTGACGGACAAGTCTCTCGTCAAATTGAAAATCGAATTTTCCCATTAAATCAGCTCCTTTGTGCCAAGCAGCAATTCTTCGTGCTTTTCTTCCGGGTCAGCAATAGATAAGATTTCAAATATCCGTCTGCCGTACATAATCCTCA